AAGACCCGTTGCGACAGCAAGCTCAGCAGCCGCAAGCAGAACGCTCTGTACAGACCACAGGTATCAGAGGTCCGTCCATGCCTAGCATGGCGGGCCTCGGCCAAGGTCAGTCGGAACTAGACGCGGCAATGGGCGGGCTTAACGACGTGCTCGGTCAGATGTTTGACGAGCAGAAGGACACCTGGATTACTGAGGGCAAGACTGCCTACATGTCCGGCGTGACCGAACAGGAACTCATGAAGAATGGGAACCGCTACACACAGATGGGCTATCAGCAACTGAAAGCCCGCAATGATGTGAACCAGTTTTATCTACAGGAGCAGTCGGACTTGGCGTCAGCGTCGAGCACGATGGAACCTGCTGCATACCAGTCCTATCTATCGGAGAAGCGTAAGACCTTCCTCGATGGTATCCAAGACCCGTACGCTAAGAAGGTTGCGGTAGCTGCATTCGAACAGGTCAATCCAGACCTAGCCGCTAAGCAGTTCACACAGAACAACGCCTACAACCTTGACCAACGTGACAGCGAGGTCATGGAGTTCCTTGACACCGGGAGCATTGCCAGCCCAACCGCAGGCCGTGTCATCCCCGGCGAGACTAGCCTCAAGATCAGCCCGACCGCTGTAGAGCCGGTCATGTCCCTAGTCGGACAGGATCGCGACCTCGGCATCAAGACCCTGATCGGTGAAGCTGGCAACCAAGGCGAGTTCGGTATGGCTGCGGTGGCTCACGTCATGCGCAACCGTGCTACGGACAGCCGGTTCCCAGATAGCATCGCGGGCGTTGTCAAGCAGCCGAACCAGTTCTCAGTCTGGAACAAGGGTAAGGAAGGCCGGTCAGCCCAACTGTCTGCCCTCGGTCCCGGCAACCCGCTGTACGACAAGGCGGCAAAGGTATTCGATGCTGTCATGTCCGGTCGCCACGTCGATCCTACGGGCGGTGCGCTGAACTACCATAGCCCCGCTGGAATGACCGCGTACGCGGCGCAGGGTGTCAAGGTCAGCAAGTCTACGCTTGCCCGCACACAAGCAGCCGAGGCAGACGGCCAATCCGTTCGTATCGGCGGGCACGTCTTCTACGGAAAGACCAATGGCGTGGGCCGCGTGGTACGCGAGCCGCTAGAGCCTGTATCGCAGGGCGATTACGAAGACCCTATGATTTCTGTCGAGCAGCGGGACAACCCGTTCCCCGGCAAGGCCAAGGACGACCTACTGCCGTCTACTGCTGGCACCACTGGTGCACGTATCCTTGACGAGCAGAACGCACAGGCTGCGCAGAACGAAGGCGTTGCAGGAGTTAAAGAGGCTGGCGCTCCGAACGAGACGCTTGACTTCATCCGCAACTACAAGGGACTGCCCAAGGATCGTATGGCCAAGAACGTTGCCAAGTCTATGGCTCGGCAGCTTGATGCAGGCAACGACACGTTGTTCAACGATGCAGGCGGTGCATCCATCTTGTATGAGCTAGGCGCTGATGCAAGCGATATCGATGCAGTGCAGAAAGCCAAGGCACGGTACGACGCCAACCAGGACAAGAAGTACGACGAAGACGACTTGAAGTTCGAGGACGACGTTCTGCGCATGGCCGATGATCCCGGCGCTGATCCTGAGAAGATCAGAGGCTTGGTTACTGCTCGTGTCAAGGCTGGCGACTACACGGACGAACAGGGCAAGACCCTTGCACGACAGGCTAGCGCCTCGATCCGTTCTCGTGAGAACGCCACTGCTGCTACCAATGACGCCGAGGCGAAGAAGCAGAAGGAAGCACGGGACAGTGTGTTCTCCAACCCCGATTTCCTACAGGAGATTGGTGGACTGTATCAGCAGATCAAGGCCGGTACGGTAGACTTCGAAACGGCTGCGGACAACGTGAAGTTCATTGCCGATGGCTACGGTGCCAAGGATACGGACGTTGAGAAGATGATGGGAGAAATCCAGCGCATCGATCAGGGTCGTAAGGACGAGCTTCGGAACAAGGCAGAGGCAGCTATTGCCAGCACTGCTACCAGCACGGCGAACAAGACAGAAGCACAGCAGGCCATTGGCCGAGGCTTCGGTATCAGTACCCTTACTGGTGAGGTCAAGGTGACGGATGGTGCAGGACAGACGGTCAAGATGTCCACCAAGGACTTTGCTATCCAGCAGATCAAACAGGAAGCACTGATTAAGCATACGTCTACGATCCAGACGGACAGTGCAGTAGGCAAGACGTACGACACGAACAAGGCAGCAGTTGCTGTCGAAGTGTTCACTAAGCTACAGGCGCACGGCGTTGTAGACCCTGAGACCAAGGCCCAGATGACTGCCGCTATGGCTGGCAACATCATCGATCCGAAGACCAAGGATGTCAACAAGTCCGCGCAGGAGGCTTACGACCTGTACACTACGCTGAGACGCAATCCGCAGATCAACGAAGGCTACTTGGCTGAGATGGTCGGCGACCCGTACACACGTACCCTGCTTGAGACGGCGTACACTCTGGACGGTGGCAACCTTACAGGACCGGAAGCATTGGTCCGCGCTAAGGAACTACTGGCTCAGAAGGACTTCGATCCCAACCAGAAGATCGGTAGGGATGCTGTGTTCAACGCACAGTCTCAGAACATGGGTAAGTCTCTTGTAGAGGAAGCTACTAACCCTGGCTTCTGGTCGTACTTCGGTGCCCGCTTCGACAGCGGAGAAATCAACCGTGCAGTAACGACCGGCGCACCTCAGATACAGCAGCAGCTACAGTCCGCCGCTGACGCCTACTATCTACAGTTCCCAGGCATCCAGCCGGAAGCCGCATTGAACTTGGCTAAGGCCGATGTCAAGAAGAACATGAAGGTAGTAGCAGGCAACGTCATCTTCACACCCGACAAGCTCAACGACAAGATGGGCTTGAAGAACCCAGAGAGCGTCAACGATGCTGTCAAGGGTTTCGTAGCAGAGTACGGCAAGGACTTGTTCTTCCACGGCGATGCTGCACAGCACCTCGGGGCGCTGACCAACGAGAGCATGAACCCTACACCGGGCGACCGGTCATGGGGCAAGAATACCAGCCTGCCTGTCAATGTACGCTGGATGCCGAACGTCGGGCCTAACGGCTCATTCGCTATCACCCGGATCAAGGACAGCAAGACGAACGAGCCGGACACGGCTACGCAAGTCTTCATACAGGCAGAGAAGATCGGCGCTTGGTACAAGACTAAGCAGACAGAAGGCAACACCTTGCAGAACGTCTTCGATACGGTCGTGCACGGTGGCGCTGCTAGGCACCAAACATACAATGCTGGCACTGCTGGCAACACTATGGGCTCAATGCTCAAGAAGTAAACGGGGGCCGCCTACGGGCGGCCTCTCCATTCACGGAGATGGCTATGGCCTACGATAATATCCCAGAAGAATTTCGCCCGTTGGACTTGTCAGAAGGTACTACCAACTCAATGGGCCAGCCTGTAGTTGGTGGTGAGAGCGCACAAGATGAAGCCTCCCGCAAGTACGAGGAAGAACAGAAGGCGCAGTCTTGGTATCAGACCATTGGTATCGCGACAGACGAGAACACAGAGACGCTGACAGAAGGCGTTGCAGACACATTCGTATCAGGTGGCAACATCGCATACGACCTACTCGAAAGCTACAAGCGAGCCTATGACAATCCGTACGATCCTAGCTTCGACCCTAAGAAGTGGGTCAGCGAGAATGCCGTCAAGAACGGGATTGATGAGCAGTATCTACCGTCGTTCGGTGGAGTGGCTTCTGCTAACGAAGCAAACGCACTACTGGTAGACATCAATGGGCGCAAGGCAGCACAGCAGCGCATCCAGCGCATGGGCGGTGCAGGTCAGCTTGCATCCGGCCTAATGGCTGGCATGTTCGATGTTGACACCCTGCTTAGCGCAGGCGTCGGCCTAGTCGGTAAGGGCGGCATCCTCGCTACGAGAGCGGGCCGCATGATGGCCGGTACTGCCGTGGGCACGACTGCCGCCACGGTCGGTGCAGCCGCCTCCCCTGAGAACGATTGGGAAAACGTAGCGGTTGCCGCCCTGATGTCTGCTGGTCTGTCCAGCTTGGGCAAGGGCGGGGAAATCGACCCGCTGCACAAGGATATCAATGCCGGTATCGCCAAGGCGCGTGACGAGTTCGATGTACGGTTGCGCGAGCGTGATCCTAACTTCGATTTCAACGATGACGTGGCCGTATCGCGTCCGCCTTTCGCGCCCGATCCCGAACCTGTACCGGAAACCGTGGCTAAACCTGCCGAGAAACCGGCAGAGCCAGGCGCTGAGAAGGTCGAGCGTACGCCCGATAGCTTCGACGCCTCCGAAGTCACAATGGACGCTGGTGACGAGATATGGGAAGTCGGGCGGCGGGCTGGCGACAAGGGCTCGATTGGCGCTCGCCAGTTGAACCAGACGCAGGCGGATTTCCGTCCAGCCTCACCTACCGTCGAGACTATCAAGGCTAACGCCGACAACTATGTACGAGCTAACAACCTAGAAGACAACTACTACTACAACTACAACAAGGGTAGTTCCAAGGCTGCGCAGACAATTGGCTCGGGCGTACGGAAGACTGTTGACGCTCTCGGCGCTGGTGGTCTGGTAACGGACTTCGACAAGCTGTACAAGACAGGCTCGTCTGTAGCCAAGATGTTCGCGCATCAGTTCCTTTCGGATGGCTCGGCGCGTCTTACCAACGTACGGTCTGCTGTGCATCTTCGTGATGACTGGCGTGATGTACTGCGGGCTGAGTGGTATAAACCACTGGCAGATGCACGAGACAGCTACATGAAGCGGCAAGGCATTAGCCAGCTTAACTTTATGGCACGCGCGCGCGCGAATGCGGACTTCAACAAGAAGGTCGTACTGGCTCAGGAAGAGCTTAGGCTAAACGGGCGGTATCACCCGAACACCGATCCCGATGTACTCGCTGCTGCTACCGGTGTAAACAACTGGGGCAAGCTCGATGTTCAGATCGGGCGTGGCAATGGTTCCACTACAGCCGTTCCCGGCTACGAGCAAATCCAAGCGTACGATGGGTACTTCCCGCGTAAGGTCTCGTCCAAGCTACAGGCTGCTATCATCCGTGACAGCGCCCGCAATCCTGCCAAGTATGGTCGGCAGATCAGCGAGAAGGATGTAGAGGACATGTGGGCGGAATACTACACTGGCGCAGTAGGAGCGGCAGACGCTAGGTACATTGCTCGTGCAACCATGAACCGCTCTAAGACACAGGACCGTGGCGCAGACATGTCTGTCTATGGTCTGTTGCAGGGCGATGGTAAGGAATACTTCGAAGGCTTCCTTCGTGCTCAGCAGCTACCGCAGGGCCGCATCGACAGTATCATGCGATCACTGGTCAAGGATGCAGAGACGCGCGGCAAGGCCGGTCATACCAATGGCCGACTAGATGGCGACATTCGGTTCCAAGCGAGCAATGGCCTCAAGGTTATCGACTTCGTTGATACGGATGTTGAAAGCATTCTGACCTACCGCTCGGGCAATACGGCAGGGCGAGCAGCAGCCGCTGCACAAGGTATCCGCACACAGGAAGACGCTACCGCTATGATCGATGCAATACTCGATCAACAGCAGCGCAACGTGGTAAACCCGATCACATTGCAGGATGCGCTTGCTAGCCCGAACAAGGTTGACGGCCTACAGTCGTTCGCCAACGACTTGCTCGACAAGGACAAGACCGTAACACGGGAATACCTACAGGGCATCATGGGGCAGTTCATGGGTGGCGGTGTCATCACAGGAACAGACGCGGCGGTCATTGCCCGTATGAAGCGCATGACCGTACTGGCGACAATGAACGGCCTCGGCCTGACACAGCTTGCCGAAACGGGTGCGCTCATGGGTACAGTCGGTTGGCGTGAGTTCGTGAAGCAGCTTCCCGCTGCGATCAAGGGCGACCTGACCAACCCGCGTTCGGCGCTCATCCAAGAGCTACAGAGCATGGGCAAGCTCATACCAGAAGAACACCTGTACAACCCGCGCTACATGGCTGACCTAGACATGTCACTGCATGCTCAATCCGAGTACGCACAGTTGATGGACCAGATCGTTGGTAAGGGCTTGCAGGTACAGGGCATGATATCGGGCATGAACAAGGTCCGGTATGCGCAGCAGAAGATGGCGATGATGGTCACAATCGACAAGCTGTTCCAAGCGGTCAAGGGCACGGTGCCCGACGCCATCTCAGCGGAACGGCTGGCACAGATCGGCATCGATCCGGCTATGATGTCGGAGCTTCGCAGGGTGGCACAGCACGTCACCATGAACGGCGGGAACGTCGAGAGCTTGAATACTAGGGCGTGGGGCAACGCCGCCCTGGTGGACGACTTCGGGCGGGCAATGGGCATCGCTACCGACCAGCTCGTGCAGAAAGCGCGTCTTGGCGAGAGCAATGCGTTCTTTGCTGGTAATGGCGTGGCGAGCATGTTCGGACAGTTCCTGTCCTACCCACTCACTGCTATAACTAAGCAGGCTGCACGTAACGCCTACGCGGGCGACACGGAAGCAATGTATCAGGTCATGTACGGTTTCGTCATGGCTGGTATGATTGGTATGGCCAAGGCCACAGTCGCAGGACGCTACGAGGACTTGAACCCTGTAACGTTCGCTAAGCAGGGCTTCGTACAGGCTAACATAACTGGTTGGGTGCCTCTGGTATCTGACCCACTGATGAGCCTCCTTGGTACGGACAGCCTCAAGTTCAATCCGCACGGTGATGTGATCCGTACCCCGCCTCCGGTGGATGTACTCAATCGCACACTAAAGGCACCATCAGCTATCGCTGGTATCCTGACTGGCGATCTAAGCAAGGAAAACATGCGGAACCTCCGCTATCTTCCCCTGATCGGGAACTGGTACGGGATGACTGCACTAACAAACCGTCTGGGAGATTGAGCGCAAGCTCAGTCTTCCGGACCCTTTTAGGAATAAGGAGATAGAAATGGCGGCACTTTCGCGGGTTATAAAGACCGGCAATGGCGTGACTAACCAGTTCGTTGTTGACTTTGCCCTCGGATATCTAAAGCCCGCAGACGTGACTTGCCGTGTCGGCAATGAAGCGGATGGAGGCGGGAACCCGATCTACCGCACTATTACGTTCCTGTCTGAGACCCTGATGCAGATCAGTGGTACAGCCCCTGGTAACGGTGTGCAGGTATTGTTCGAGCGTACCGTAGAGAAGGAGGACACACTAGTCCACTTCTCCAATGGCGATGTTATGGATGAGGCCAATCTCGACCTATCGTTCAAACAGATTTTGATGGTTGTGCACGAGGTTCTAGACGGTCGCTTTGGTGCGTTCGATAGTGACCTCGATATGGGCGGCTTCCGTATTGCCAACTTGGGCGACCCGGAAGACGACAGCGATGCAGCGACTAAGTTCTATGTCGATGACCGTACGGCGCTCGGTGCTGAACAGGCCGCACTAGCTGCCGCTGCTGCCGAGGCTGCTTCTGATGCCGCATTGGCTTCGGAGACATCACACACCGGTTCTGCTTCGTCTGCTAGCGCAGCCGCAGCTAGCGCCCAAGCAGCAGCTAACAGTGCAACCGCAGCAGCCGGATCGGCTACTAGCGCAGCAGCAAGTGCCCTATCGGCACAGACACTGCTGACAGGTGGCCTTAACGGACAGTTCCTCGGCAAGAACTCCAATACGAACTTCGACTACTCTTGGAAGAACCTTCCCGGTGGTGGTGACATGTTCAAGGCGACTTACGACCCACAGGGTAAGAATACGGATGCTTTCTCGTGGAACAACTTCACGGACAAGCCTACGACCTTTCCTACTACCGTGGCGAACATCTCTGACCTAAAGTCAATGGCAAAGCGAGACCTTACGATTTCCAGCGCAGCCCCTTCGGGCGGTATCGACGGAGACGTCTGGTACAAGATTTAAGGAACTACTATGACCCTGCATGCAAAACAGGCAGGAGCATGGTCCACTGTACAGTCACTCTACATCAAGCAATCGGGTGTATGGGTGCCTGTACAGAACGCCTACGTAAAGAATGCGGGCGCATGGGTTGAATACTACTCGTCTGAAGTAGTCGTTACCATAGCGGCGAACAGTACGAACGTCAATCTATCGACGCTGTTTACCTCTGCGGTATGGACTAGCTCAACAAACAAACGTGTCGTCATTAATGCTGGCGTCACCATAGGTGCAACCTCCACTGGTTTTGCTGCCGTTAGAACCGGTACTGGATGGGGCGGCATACTAACACTACAGAACGCGGGCACCATTCAAGGTGCTGGTGGTGCTGGACCATCCGCTCCGGGTGGTTGGGCACTACTAGCTGATAGTGGCGGACTGGTCGTTAATAACTCCGGTACTATTCGCTCTGGCGGTGGTGGAGGTGGTAACGGTGGTTCAGGCGGTGGCGGACAGTACAGCTACGGCGTGAACGAAGGCCCAGCATATAACAAAAACAGCCCTGTGTACGAGTGGTTCACTATTAAATCGAACAGCCACGATACCGTGTATTGGGGTAACGTACTTCAATTCTCTGACGTACCAGTAAGCGGCGGATCGTACACAGTCAATGGTGTAACCTACACGCGCGTATCCAAACAAGAAGAGAATTCTTCTGTGGAATACTGGAGCGTTTCTCGGTCGTACACAGCTACCGCTAATACCAGCGGCGGTGATGGCGGAGCCGGTGGGCGTGGCCAAGGCCACGATGGCGGTAACGTCGGAGGGTCTGCCGGTAGTGCGGGCGGGACCAATGCTGGTACAGGCGGTACAGGTGGCGGCGGTGGAACGTGGGGCGTGAACGGCGCGACCGGTAACTCTGGCGGTAGCGGCAATCGTACTGGCGGAACAGCCGGTGCAGCCGGTGGTGTAGCAGGCATAAGCTACAACGCCTCTAACATCAGCATGACGAACACAGGAACAATTACGGGACGAACATCATGAAGGAACATATCGACAGCCTGCTGTCTTATACAGTGGGCGCGGGCTTCTTGTTCTACTCCCACTTACTGGCGAATGCTGATGCAATTCTTACCCTCGGCGGTATGGTGCTGCTTGGTTGCCGCCTCTACGTGGACGGTGGCAAGGCAGTGAAGACGTGGAGGGCTAATCGTGGCCGCAGCGACAGAAGGTAAACTTGGCGACCTGCACAACAAGATGGCACAGGTTATGGGCAATGCCCTAACTCAGCTTGAAGTACAGCAGCAAGCATACGACATGGCGATGGCTAAGGCTATCGAGGAACAGAACCCAGAGTTGGCACCCGCCGCAGAACCGAACCTTAATCCGGCTCTGTTGTCCGTCATCGCTAGGTTTCTGGACAGCAATAAGATCACATGCGTACCGGAAGCCGGTAACGCTATGGGCGATCTGGAACGCAAGCTTGAAGCCAAGAAGGCTCGACGGGCGTTGAAAGTAGTCGGCGGCATTAGCCACGACGAATAATGTACCTACTGGCTTGCTCCTACGGGAGCAGGCTTAATAGTTACATGGAGGCCATAATGGCGGTTAGAGAAACCGTCGAACAGGCCTTAGAGCGGTGGCACTCACTAGAGTTGCTACAGGATCATTACAGAGAGTTCGAGGACTTTCTACGTGATGTCATTGAAGACCTTATGGGCTTTAATTGCTCTGAGGTCCAAGTAGACATCGGCAACTACATTGCGCACGGGCCGCAGTACCGCATGGTACAGGCTCAGCGTGGGCAGGCAAAGACTACCATCGCAGCGGCTTACGCCGTCTGGCGATTGATCCACAACCCGAAGACACGAGTTCTGATTATCTCCGCTGGTGATACTCAGGCTACTGAAATCGCGAACTGGATCATTCAGATCATCAACAACATGGATGAGCTTGAGTGCATGCGCCCAGACCGGGCTAATGGCGATAGAGCATCCGTGGAAGCATACGATATTCACTACAGCCTAAAGGGTGCGGAGAAATCCCCATCTGTTGCCTGTATTGGTATCACCTCGAACATGCAGGGCAAACGCGCTGATATCCTACTGGCCGACGACATCGAGAGCCAGAAGAACGGTGCTACACCGGTACAGCGCGACCGCTTGATACTGCTGTCGAAGGACTTCACATCCATTTGTAAGTCTGGCGAAATCATCTATCTCGGTACGCCTCAGACAGTGGACAGTGTGTACAACACCCTGCCCGCTCGCGGCTACGACATCAAGATTTGGCCGGGACGTTACCCGACGCCCAAGGAATTACCAGAGTACGCGGGCCACCTAGCCCCATACGTGGCTGATCGCCTCGCTGCTGACCCAACTCTTGGGCAAGGCGGCGGTGCCATTGGCGACCGTGGGCAACCGGTTGATCCGGTCTTGGTGAACGAGCTTGAACTTACAGCCAAGGAACTGGACCAAGGTCCGGCGTACTTCCAGCTACAGTACATGCTTAGCACGAGCCTATCGGACAGTAACAGGTTCCCGCTCAAGCTAAGCCAGCTTCGCGTTACGGCATTCGACCGTGACAACCTCATTGGTCCGATGACCATGAACTATGCGCGAACCGATCAGAACGTGTTGCAGCAGCCCCTGGGCTGGCCTACGACGCTGAAAGACCGCGTGTATAGGCTACAGGGCGTTGACGAATTCGCGGGCCTCAGCGGCCCTTATATGTACGTCGATCCTGCCGGTGGCGGACAGAACGCCGACGAAATCGCGGTTGCGATCACCGGGTTCCTAGCCGGTCGCGTGTTCCTTCTTTACGTAGACGGTCGTACTGGCGGTCCTACAGAAGCTAACCTTGAATGGCTCACCGAGCTTGCCAAGAAGTGGAAGGTACGGACCATTGGCATCGAGAAGAACTTCGGCAACGGCGCGTTCCGCCTGATCTGGGAACCTGTACTAGTCAAGCAGCACAAGTGCGGCATTGAGGAAGTATGGGAGAGCGGTCAGAAAGAGCTACGCATTATCGACATACTTGAGCCTGTCATCAACAATGGCAAGCTTGTGGTACACGAGGACTTGTTCCGCGAGGATATCGAAAGTATCCAGCGTTATCCGGCAGCAGACCGGAATACGTACAGCGTCTGGCTACAGCTAGCCCGTGTTACCCGCGATAAAGGCGCATTGATCCATGACGATAGACTAGACGCTCTGGCGTCTGCTGTCCGGTTCTGGGTTGAGGCTCTTAGCGCCAATGACGAGCAGGCTCGCGCAGCCGCCCGTGCAGCAACATTCCGCAAGATGATGCAAGACCCGTTGGGTACTGGTCGCAAGCCCAAGGGCTTAGATCACGTCATCAATGCGAGCAGAGGCGAGACTGTCCACAACAGACAGGCACCTAACGCCCTGAACAAGTTCAGAAGGAAATTCTAATGGTCGCCACACCGACCCTACGACGCAAGGGCTTTCTACAGCGGTGGAAAGGCCCATCTCGCAAGAGTGCAAGGCGTCCACTCTGGACACCGGACCCTGACCGCTACATGCCAGCAGCCACCCGTACACGGTGGCCTACGGGGAGTACAGCCAATCCTTGGACCTATCCTACAGGGCTGAATTATCAGTGCTCAAAGCTGTTCTTCGGCTCACCGGACTACCCTACCAATAGCTTCCTGATTACCTACGTAGGCTTCGCGCTTACGGAGGGCGGTAACGCACCGCAGGAAACACAGTCTCCGAACGCGGACACCGTTATAGACCAAGCGTTCTTCGTGCATCCCAACGGTACAGAGTACCCGATCGATTTTATCGGTCAAGAAGCTGCCACGGTTACAGCAGCTACGGGCGTGGTTCACGGCACTGTAACGTTACCACAAGACCTTCCAGGTTGGTCCGTTTACGGTATCCGCACGATCTACCACGGCGCTGAACTCGCCCAGAGGTGCGGCATATATCGCATCCAGCGGCATCGCGGCGAGAAGTATTGGGGTGCTGGAAGCTTAGCGGCTGTGCAGGCTCTTGCTACGGCAAATGGAGCAAGCACTGCTGCCCTCGACCCGGATAGTCTGTACAATACGCTTGGCAACGCTACGAACTCACAGATACAGGCTTACGGCCCGTCACTGATTTGTGCGAAGGGTTGGGACGGTAGGCCGGTGCCTCTCGTTACAGGTGATAGCCTTATCGAGCGCCAGGAAATTGCTGCCTCGGCAGACGCCCGTGGTAACATGGGTATGCTACGGCGTTGGGTGGACCAGCGCGACGACACATATGGAAGCTACATTCCCATTGTAATGGGCGTACCGGGCGGACACGATGAGTACGAACTTGCCACCAATGCCTACAAGCGCTGGGACTTGCTCGACGCAATCGCCGCTGGTTACAACAGCGGCAAACCGATCTGGACAGTAGTAGCTGACCAAGGCGGTAGAAACGACACTAACGCCGTGACTGCCACATGGTATAACCGCAAGTTTGGTCTAGCAGACAGAATACAGGTCCGCTATCCGAACACCACTATCGTTAGCTACACCATTATACCGACGCTAAGCGCATCAACTGATAGCGGTCGTACGGTTAACGCTTATGGTATCTTGAGTGCAACCTGGCATACAGTCACCGGTCAGCTAGCTGCCGTAAACGCGGCTATCAAGGCATCTCCGCGCTATAAGTCTGTCATCGACATGGTGCCAGCGTTCATGGTTGAGGGCGATATAACGAAGGGTGTTGCGGCTGAGATGTTCCCGCTTGGGAATGTTACCGGTACTCCCGGCAACGGCGACGGCGTGACCACATGGAATACAATGGTGCTTCCTAGCACTGTGCTTCTTGGTGCGCGCATCATGTTCGAGTACCAGCCCGGTCTGTGGACCAATCGTACTCTTGTTGAGCGTGTGACCGAGAACGGCAATGGTACTACAGTATTCCGCGTTGCTGAGGTTCTGGCTACGGTTTGCAACAATCCGAACGCTACACTGCTCGGCCACGCCTACACGGCGTCTGACCTTATCCACCCGGCCTTGTACCATATTCTGCGTACGGTAAGCCGCATCCCGCAATCCGAGAAGTTCAAGTACCATGTTTAGCATTCTTGCTGTACTGAAATCCAAGATCATGCAGTTCGCTACAATCGTGGTGTTCGTGCTGATCGTACTGGCTGGCGCATTTCGCGCCGGTCAGAAATCCTCCAAGGCCGATATCGCACAGTCCGCTGTACGTGAGGTCGCAACGAAAGCTCAAATCGATGCGCAAGTATCTGGCATGTCTGCTAGTGCTCGTCGTGACGAGTTGCGTAAGTGGGCCAACCAGTAATTGGTGCCTGCTTAATCAACCCATCCGGTACACACAGACCGAGATCGATCACCTGTCTGATACGAAGGTAGAGGAAGGTGTACAACATAACCGGTTCGGAGCAAAGCTCTGCGGCTGGAAAGCATAAGGACAATACAATGACTGTTTCTTCCAATCCGGCACTGGTCGAGTTTCCGCGCGATACATGGGGTTTCACGACCGCATTGCGCAAGTATGGCCTACTGGTAGCCGGTGCAATCCGAGGTGATGAGGCGAAGCTTGAGCTTTTCATCACGACCCTTGGTATCCTTGCACAGCATGCCCAAGCCCGCATCGAGGGCGACAAGGAGGCTCGTGCAGTCCGTCTGGCTGAGATTGCCGGCTCTGGCCGCGTCAATACGGCTGGTATTGCCCTTCCTGAACAGGAGAATGAAGCCAATGGGTAAGCCCATCGCATGGCCTTCCGTATCCAATACCGCCTACAAGGGCATGGTATCGGAAGTCCGCACCTATCTTAACATCTTGGGCCGCAGACTGACGCGTGCTCCGGGTGCAAACAACGACATTCGGAACCAGATTTCGACATTCCTGGCAGCATACGGCATCACGCCTCTGCTTCCGGCAAACCAGGCCATCGTCACATCGACGGTCAAGGTCATCATGCCAGCCTCCACCGGCTCGTATGTCAACGGCTACACCTTCACGGTAGTCGGCGGTGTCATTACCGCTGCTGTAGCCTCGTAATCCAGCCCATTAGTAGGAGAACTATACAATGGCAAAGAACCGCATCGCTTCCCGCTCTGTCTCGCTGGCAGTACTGAACACCTGGTATCAGGTTCCGCTCGTCCAGTCCGGCAAGGAAGGCCATGTCCGTACCGTCTATGGTACGAACTCGCTCGCTACCATCGAAATTGCCCTGTCTGTTGCCGCTCCGGCTGGCGCAGGTACGGTACTTCCGGTCGTTGAAGCATCCCGTTACAGCATCCAGAACGCTGCTACGCATACCCTCTGGGTCCGTGCGACCAATGCAGCGGCTGTAGGCGCTTTCGTAGAGGTTGATCCCTCGGTGAATGGCAGCGTCCTGACCGTTACGGCCTAATATCCGTGTATTTGCCCGTGGGCGAGCTTCGGCTTTCTCACGGGTGATTGCCCATTTTATCCGTGCATCGCAGCCGTGGAGCAACGTCGTGGCAAGCAGGGCATGAAATCGGCTGAAACAGGGTTCCGATCCCGAAAACGACGAATTTTTACGAGCGGGTATCTAATCCCACCGCGCCGCTGTGTTCCCCCGCTGGTAGCCTGTATAGTACCCGTGCTTTATAAACCGTGGTCATGATCCGTGTTTAAACCGTGTTACAAGCCGGTTGTATGCGATGGGACATAAGGGCAGGGTATGCACCCTTGTATAGCGTGTGGTTATGGACGTTCATGTCCGGGCATCTGTTTCCTTGTTATGTCCTTATCTCTCACTGTAGCCACACATTAAGCCTGTATCATACATATGTCAACACACTAGTATAAACATTCGTATATAAACCGGATTATGCATACATATCAATAACATAGCCTTCCGGACCCTTTTAGGAATACAGGCCTGCTGTATCGGTTTAAGCAGATATACGGATGTATATATGAACAGTTAGATACTAGATAGCATACCAGAATATCATACTAGATGGATATGATAGGTGATAGAGACAGTACATAGATATAACATAGGATAGTACATAGATATCATACATAGGTTATGAACATAGATAACCATAGATGATAATATAGATCATACTACTAGTACATACTAGGTTATACTATAGTATAATATACCAACAATATACCATCAATGTATGGAATATCATAGGTAGAAACCAGATTAATATACATATTCGTAAATCAATAACATTGTAATTATCTAATACGATTGTCTCGACAGTATATGGTCTATCCCTAAATTTAGGGGTTTGTACTTATCCGCAAATCACCTAAATGACAGCGGCTAACACCAGTCCGAAAATAACATTCAACCATTTCAATGCGTTAGGATAGGTACAGGCTTATTTACTGGTTTATTGGTACTAGACCACTAGACAAGCCTACCAGAACAGGACTAGTGTTAGCTCATCGAAACGACAACGGCACACGGCCTAGACGGTTCAGACGCTCTAAACGCTACGGCAGCTTGAGCTATGACACTGAAATGCAGGTGATGCTAAGCCGCTAGATACAGACTGAACTAACGCAGTGCATACCGACTACAAACTACCGCTTGACAGTGCATACGAACTAAGCCTACTGTAAGTGCATACAAGCCGGTTGTAACACGCTGGATAGCGTCAAGACCGCCAGTTGAACCTAGCTGATACTAGGTATCACATTGCTACCTCAACAAAGGGTAGCGCCCCTAATGTGATCGTATGGACGGAAGTCCGCTTGTGTACCGGCGCTAATGCCGATAGCCAAGGGCGAGAATGCCTACTAGCTAGCGTATACATGATAGAACCATCGTAGGACAACGCGAGTTGTCTGTCCGGAAGGATGTAGCCTTAATTGGCTAGCGAGCAGGCTTGCGGTTAGTACAGGGTGTCATGTCTTAAGCCGGAACGGCTGGCCGCGAATGGTTTGACATGCGGGGTTAGTGTAGTCGCTAGTACAACACACACAAAGCTACGGTAGAGTGTGATGCATGCAGGTTCCGGCCTGTGTGATGTAGTCAAGGCAAATGGCTTAGCTAACCAAGGGTCGTAACAACTTTGTTATCTTGCATATACCAGTATCGATAGCGCCACGGTATTACCTCAACAACGCTATTATGCCGGGTATATTAACCAGTCGGTACAGCGTCGTACTCTGGTATATGCGAGATAACAAACGTTATCTGCACATTATGTGCTTATCCATAGGAGTACCAACTATGACTAAGACCAATAAAGCAGACGCCGCTACCGATGGTTTCAAGGCTATCGAGCGCAAGGACTTGCACAAGACGGAGCAGGCAATCTATGCCGCCCTCAAGTCAATCCAGAACCGTGGCCGTTCGTTGCAGAACGACGTACACAAGGCAGCATGCAGTGTGCTTGAGCACATTGAACTGCACCATGACGTGACCATGATCGACAAGTTCATTGGCACGCTCATCAACCACCTGCCGAAGTCGTACCGCATCAACGCTATGCGTGACTGGCTTACGGCATACGGGCCGGTCAAGTTCGAGAACAACAAGCCGGTCTATGTGAAGGACAAGCCGTGCGATGTGGCGGAAGCATTGCGCAATCCCTTCTGGCTGTTCTCGCCGGAAGCCGAATACAAGCCGATGGACGTGACCGCTGCCATCAATGCCTTGCTCAAGAAGCTCGACAAGGATGCAGACGAGACGAAGCGCGACCATTCGGCAATCAAGGCGGCGCTTGAGGCTGCTATCCAGCCGAAGGCAACGGTTACGACCAATGCCTAAGCAGGCCAAACAACACACGTTGAAGCTGACTGACAACCAGCTTCGCAAACTCACTCGCCTTGTGGGCAACTACACGGCGGGTGATGAGCGCGACCTGTACAATCTGTACAGCAAGCTGTGCACACTACACAAAGCCCTTGGCGACGAGCCGGGCGGCTATGGTCGTGTCAGCACTTGGCAGTCGCCCACGAAACCAATCATCCGGTTTGATACCGAGTAGCGTAACCGCCTGCACTACGGGCGATTGCGCAAACGAAACAGAATTCCGAACAGGTTCCGGCCTATGTTAAGCAACAGAGAAGCATACCAGCGTGCAGAACAGTGCGGCATCCGCCTCACATGGCTCCGCGACATGCAAGAATACCGTGTCACACTCCAGCGGTGGACACGCAAGCAGGCCGAAGCACTGGCCTATTTCACCGATGACATTGAAGACGCGCTGCTTACCGGCATGCATATCAGCCGCACTAGCGCCGTATAACGAGGGAACTACCATGAACACGACTGCAATCAAGAGCCGCGCATTCTCTGGTGCCTCTAGCGTGGCATCTGCCATCAAGGCGCGTTCGCCAATCTCGTTCAGCGTATCCACCATCCGCACGGATACCGTTGAAGGCATCATGAAGCCGCTTACCAAGCCGATTGATGACCTGGATACGCTCATCGACAACAAGGAATTCCGCATTGCCGCGCTCTATACCGAAAACGAGCGGCTGCGCTACCAGATCGAAGCCAACCTGGACCGTATCCAGCAGGCCCGCGATGAAATCGGCAAGGCAACCACCGCAATGTACAAGTTGCGCGCCGTTCTCGGCTAATTTCGTCCACTCACTGGACGCACAATTCCTCAACCACCTGAAAGACAGGCTCAACGCAGATGGAACAAACAGTCCGCTCTACTGGATTTGAACAGGTCATGCCCTCGGCTACGGATGCCAAGGGCTGGCACAATCTGAACCGCAAGCAGCGCCGCGCTTCCCTTGCAAAGTCACAGGCTGGCAGGCCCCTTACTGTTGACGAACACGGCATCGTATTGCCCAAGCGTCTGCGGCTCAAGACACACGCTGCCAAGGTGGCGTTCGAACGTGGGCTTGAGGCTCACGGCGCATGAGGTACGCCGCATACTGGACATGTAGCAAGTGCAAGCACTTGAACTACAACTGCAACGCTTGCGAGCAATGCGGTAGCGTATAATGTACCGGCTGGTATGGGTGTTTGTGTGGTGGTTTAGCAGTTGGACTGCTATTGATAGCCACCTTATCCATCCGTACTGGTATGCTGTACTCGATTACACGGCCTGCGATTGGCGCGTGTACAGGTTAGGCATTAAGTACGAGTTCATGTAGCTGCCGCATCTAGTATGCGTCGGAACATATTGACCTATGTGTCATGTCGCTCAGCCCGCAAGGGTATTCGGAGTGAGAACATCTCAGGTGCATGATTTATCCATAGGACACATCCACCAGTACAAACCACGTGATTGTACGATTAACTGCCAGCCAACCATACTTTAGCCACAGCCTAAGAGACGCCGACGGGCGCAGCGAATGAGCTAACTATGTACTATAACTGAGCAGTTAATCAATACCACCACGGAGAACCAGAGACTAAATGGCAAACAGACGGCTTGCACTCTCACAGCGTCAAATCGAGGCGTTGTGCAAGGGTGCGGCACGGGCAAACATGAGCCCGGAGATAAACATCAACGGTACATGGGTACGGCTAATACCTAATGTACATACTGCGCTTGCTGCTCCCGCTGTAATGAGTAGGGAGCAGGAACTGGACGACGAGATAGATAGGTTCAAGGCCAAACATGGTTACAGTTGATCTGAAAGGCGTTCATCGGGTCGAGGCTAAAGGCAACGTCTACTACTACGCATGGCGTGGCGGTCCAAGACTTAAAAGCAAGCCCGGAACACCAGCATTCATCGCAGAGTATAACGAAGCGTTGGAAAGCCGGATAGTGCCCGACCACGCTAAATTCAGGTCGCTCATACGAGCTTATGAGCAAAGCACTGACTACCAGAAACTGGCTGCGAGCACTAAGCGCAACTGGTCGCGTATGCTCAAGATAATCGATAATCATTTCGGTGAAATGAGCATTGCGGCATTTGATCGGACGAAGAAGATACGCCCGGTCATACGGCAATGGCGTGGACAGTATGCAGAGACGCCGCGCACCGCTGACTACGGTATGCAGGTGTTGTCTCGTGTATTGTCCTACGCTGTTGATCCGCTCGGTAAGATCGCTGCCAATCCGTGCGAGGGCATCAAGTCATTGTACTCCAATGACCGCTCAACAATCATATGGACGGATGAGGATATACAGGAGTTTAAGACAGCTATGGACAAGAAAGGTAAACTGTATTGCTCGGTAGAGATGGCTCACGCTATGGACCTTGCAATCAATACTGGCTTGCGCGTTGGCGACCTTGTTAAATTGCGCTGGGATCAAGTACGGGGCAATGCTATCTTTGTTGCTACTGGCAAGAGCGGCGGCAAGACCGAAGCAATCATTCCGATGCACGATGATCTACGAGAGTTGCTTGCGAAAATACCCAAGCGTGCTGTTACTGTACTCACTAGCAGCACCGGCATGCCGTGGACCGAGAACGGTCTAGCATCGTCGTTCCATACAGCTAAGAAGGGATTGAGCGAGGACAAGCGCGGCTTGCACTTCCACGACCTACGCGGAACAGCAGCCACCAAGTTCTACATCGCCGGACTAGAGGAACGCGTGATCGCAGAGATCATGGGATGGTCAGAAGATGAGGTAAAGAAGATCATTCGCAGGTACGTAGGCAGACAGGCGGCGACACTAGCACTCATCGAGCAGATGAAGGCGAATGTAAAACCGGCTGTAAAACAAGCCTAATATCTGTACGCTCAAACGGTGCCTAACGTGTTGAAATCATTGCTGGAGCGGGTAGCGGGGATCGAACCCGCTTCTCCAGCTTGGAAGGCTGGCCCCGGATGCAATCATTTCAACACGTTAGCTATAAAGTTTTACAAAACAGGGCCTAAATACGGCTATTAGATATCAGTATCTTAGCTGGTCCCTGTAAAACTAATTTGTGCCTTGGAGGACACCTAAATGGCCCGAATTTTGATTGTCACCGATCTACATCAGAACGTTCAGGCGGCGTTCACCGTCGAGGCGGAATGCCGCGATTACCTCATACGAAACAACGCTAAGTACCTTATGGTGCTTAAGCTACTAGACGGCGTACCAGCGTGCTCACAGCATAAGGAATACCGTCTTGCTGAGCAGTGGTTGATAGACCACGCTTGGCCCGAGTAACCGCCTGCACTCAAGCAGATTGCAGAAACGAAACAGAATTCCGAAGCCGGAATAGCGCCGCTGCCGCGTCCTGTCGGCACTGCCTGAACACGTCCTGACAAGACCCAGGCGGATGGACCATTGAGCCTGTCAAGAACTTTATTTCTGGCTCCACCGGATTAACAGCCGCGCCTCTACCATAGGAGTATTGACAATGATTGCTGCACTTATCGTTGCAGGCTTTGCGCTTAGCCTTACCCTCTTCCTCGTGATGCAGCGTACCGGACGGCTCAAGCTCTTCCTCGGTTATGCAGGCGTCGTGGACATACTCTTTACCATCCTCATCTTCGGCCTGTTCGCTCATACCTTCTCAGGTGTGGTTGCTGGAACGTTCGCCGGTCTCTTCATGGCATGCGGCCTTACTGTGCTGCGCAACATGATCGGCTACGAGCGTATTGGCCGCAAGGGTATCAAGTTCGTTGTGGTCTACACAGAACCTAAGTGGTCACTGCGTCGTACTGCACGGAATACAGTCAGCAACATCAAACAGAGGATCGAGCCGATCTTCTCGGAGGCAGTACAATGAATATGCATACGAAGGACATCTCGACCGGTGACATTGGTGGCGTATGCCATCACAGCACAGCGGATTTCTGGGAAGAGTACGACCTGTACAAGATCAAGAAGGACGCGCCGGTCACAGATCGTATCGACGTGCCAAACCTCGTCAAGAACGACGTGCGTACAGGCATGAAGCGCATGATCTACCGCGACAAGGCTGTTGTCGGAACGGTCTGGGTTATCCCGACTGCCGCACGCCGCCAGATGTGGGAAATGCTCGGTCTGGACGTTGGTGGACGCTTGATTGAAGACGAGTTCTGGCACCTGTCCAAACCGATCAATCTCGGCGGCGGTCGCTTCACTCGTAAGATTTCGGAGTTGTCTTGGGACGACGACGCAGCTAGTGCGGGCAACGAGCTTGGGTACATGCAGGAATGCGGTACAGCCCAGTCTTGGGAAAAGCCGTTCGCCTTCAATGACTACACGGTGAACAGACAGTGGTACGTCTCGGAGAAGCGCGACCCGAACCAAAAGCGGGTACGTGGTCTGGGAACCATACCATTTTATCGCCCCAGTCAACTGGCAGAAATCAACCGGGAGGTATAAGGGCACCCTACCTCCCCCTGTACGGGAATTGAGTATGAATTTTAAAGAGACTTTCAGCATGGTAATCGTCGGCGTCATTTGCGTCGGCGTCATGGTTATGCTACATGTACTACAGGGATGTGCAGGCTACCAGCCAGAGGGCGCTGGCCTAGATCAGACCCTGCAATACGTGAAGTAGCATTGATAGTGTACGTGGTGCCCGAAGCTATAGGCGGGTTAAATGCCTCTCAACACCAGCCACGTCCATCAATGAGTGCTACAAGAGTACTCTAAACCGCTGGCAAACAGCAACAACAACAGAAAAGGAACTACCATGTCCAACGAAGCAGCAAACGCCCTCGCCGCCCTCGGTATCGCATCTGAAACCGTTGCATCCGTTGCAGTCGTCGCAACCGGCGAGCCCGCAGTACTGGAAGCCAAGGCAGCAACCGCTGAACTGCCGCTCGGTGGTGGTGAAGCCCCGGTCGAGCCGGTCGCAGCAGCCGCCCCGGTCGTGCAGGAAGAAGCCGCAGCCTTCAAGGCCGGTGAAGTCGAAGAGATCAGCTTCGATGAACTGCCGACCCTCAAGCGCGCCTTTGCTGGCGGCGGTCGTACCATCTACGGCATCGAAGACATCGCAGCACCTGGCACCGGTGGCAAGAAGTACCATGCCAAGCTCGTCAAGTTCGAAGGCGGCGACGAGAAGGCGTTCAAGCGTTCCGTACAGTCCTCGGCAACCGGTCAGAATACCAAGTCCAAGGCCGCAGACGCCCCGAACTACTACGTCACCCGCTCGCATGAAGTCGAAGGCAAGTTCGTCGGCATCTACGTGATCCGTACGGACGACCGCCCCGCCGACGAGGCTGTGTCGGATGCGACCACGGAAACGGCTGGCGAAGCCGCATAATACTACTACTGCATAAAGCAGTCTGAATTACCATAGTGGCGCGTTACCTCGGATGTACAGGGACGCGCCACTGTTGTTTTTAATGCTCTAGCGATGCGGCTATGGCAGTTTAAACAACAGGAGCTAACACTAGCATGGACATTCACGGCGCTTGGGTGGACACCTTCAACAAGTTCGCAATCGGTGATGCGGCTGCGATCTTCACGAAGTACCCGAGATTTTGGAGCGAAGCTGCACGAGGCGGTGAGTTCCATAGCAATATACTACCAATCTTCAACAGCAGTGCGTACGATGCTGCGGCGATGCTCGCCTACTACAAGGGCGAAGCAAACAGTAAGGATGCAGTTCGCATCTTCCAGACATTCACGCGAGAGACCATTGAACGCCACGGGTATAGCCCGGACGTATCAAGGTACATCGCTATTTGGTACTTCTTCATTGTGCTGATGCCTGAGTATGACCGCCAGCGCAAGATCACAGAACTCACCGATGTAGTAGGCATGTTCCAGTGCTACATCAATACCGGTGAAATCGACTACGAACACGACTGGAACGAGGAACAGAATTAATGGACAAGACAGTACCGGGTAGCGCAGCCGCTATCCTGAACTTCATCAGCGGACCGGAAAGCCGTGGTAACTACGATTGCTTCAACAGCAACGTACAGGCCAAGCTGCCGAAGGCGCTGACCAAGATGACCTTGAGAGAGGTGCTTGCAATCAACTACAAAGCCATCGGTGCACGGTCATCCGCAGCCGGTCGCTACCAGATCATCAAGGACACGCTGCTCGGCCTCATTGCTGAGCTATCGTTGCCGCTTACTGCCAAGTTCACGGCGGACCTACAGGATCGCCTTGGCTACCATCTGCTGCGACGTCGGGGCTACGATGCCTGGACCCTCGGCAAGATCAATACCGCTGAGTTCGCCAAGAGGCTGGCGCAGGAATGGGCATCGCTGCCTGTCCTGGCTGGCACGAAGGGCGCTAAGGGTAACAACATCCAACGCGGTCAGTCGTACTACGATGGTGACGGACTGAACAAGCATGGCGTAGCCGCTGGTGACTTCCAAGCGGCCCTCGAAATCGCCATCACGTACAAGGAACGCTTCGCGGTAGCAGTACCGGAGAAGAAGACCAGCAACACAACCAAGACCTTCATCGCTGCCAGCGGTGTTGCACTCGGCGGTACGGGAGCAAGTATTGCGTCTTCCAACCCGCCGAACTTGCCAGACATCGGCACGGTCACTCTGATTGCTTCCTATGCCAAGGATGCATGGGTGGTCGGGCCGGTGTTCGGCGGGGTAACGCTAGCGGCAATCCTGGCCGGTGGCCTCTTCTGGTACTACAGGCGCGGCTAATGGCCGAACCAGTCTGGCTGACTAAGGCGAAGACCTTACCGGCCGGACAGTCAATGCGGATTGAGTGCTGCTCGGCTGACCGGTCGATGCTCGTAGGCAATACACGCAAAGGCTATACCGGATACTGTTTCCGGTGTCGCGATCCACTATTCCAGCCGCACGGTGAGTTCAGTCTTGCCACGCTGGCTAGACGCAGGGCGGAACTCGCTCTAGTGCAGGACCGCACAGTCCAATTACCCCGTGACTTTACGCTAGAGATACCGACAGATGAGGCCATTTGGCTATACAAGGCGGGTATATCCTCAGAAATAGCTAGGTACTACGGGATTGGATGGTCTGAATATCTAGGGCGAGTTATCGTTCCAACCTATGCGAATGGCGAGCTAGTCGCCTACACAGCGAGGCTACAGCATGGAAGACCTAAGTACATCGAGAAATCCCTCGATCCTACTGGCTGCGTTTTTGTGGCGGCACCAGCTTTGCTTCTTCCCTCCTACCGGGATTGGGCACACACACAGGGACCGGATGCGGTACTTGTCGAGGACAACTTGTCAGCCATCAGGGTTGGCAGAGTGGCGCGACACGTCGTTTCACTCATGGGCACGTCTGCGAATGCACGGCAACTATCTAAAGCCCTCGCCGGTCATGCAGGCTTACAACCGGATGCTATGGGTGTGGTTGTTGTTTGGCTTGACCCAGACAAACCCGGACGCTCTGCGTCAAGCCGCGTATGCGATGCACTACGGATGCTCGGCTATGAGGTTCGCGAGGTCAAATCAGATCGTGATCCCAAGCTATATGCTAACCGGGACATAAAGGAGTTTCTTACACTTGATCGACATAGTTCTGCTGCGGTTGATTAAACACCGCAAAGAATGGTCGATGCTGAAAGACGTAATACCGAAGTCCAACCTCAGCGACGAGACACTAGCTCTTGTCGCGGACTTCGGGAAGTACTTTGAGGCGTATCCATCGCATGAGATACTGGACTTGCTTACCTTCATGCCCAAGTTTCGCACTTGGCATGCTGGAATTAGCGACGATCAGTTCGCATCATACACCGCTATCCTGCGTAACATCAGTCCGGAACCGGACGAAGACCAGCGGCGGAACATCCTTCAAGACCTAGCTGACATCGAGTTGATGACCAAGGTGGCGAACACTATCGAGGCGTTCAAGGACGGCGACGTAGCGGACCCATACAGCAGCATCACCGAACAGCTTGACAACTACCGGAAACGGCGTGGCCTCAAGGTCATGACGTACATTGACACGCCTATTGGCGACCTGTTGCAACAGGAGTTCGATGATGCCGGTGTGAAGTGGCGATTGAATGCGCTGAACAACAGCACACGACCGCTAAGGCCGGGAGACTTCGGCATTGTTGCCGGACGACCCGACCAAGGCAAGACAACATTCATTACTAGCGAGGCGACCTATTGGGCACCTCAGCTACCGGAAGACCTGAACGTCATCTGGTTGAACAACGAAGGGCCGGGAGACAGAATTATCCCACGGCTCTACCAGTCTGCCCTTGGCATCAGCATGAGCGAGATGAAGCTTATGCACAGCGAAGGGAAACTTGTCGACGCCTACCGGGCAAAGATCGGTGGACGACTAGACAAGATACGGGTGTTCGATATCCACGGAAAGACCACTGGCATGGTGGCTAACATCCTGGAAGAGAACAAGGCAGGCATAGCAATTTTCGACATGATCGATAACATCCACGGCTTTGGAGATGCTGCGCGTACCGACCTGATGCTTGAGAAGATGTACCAGTGGGCCAGAGAGCTTATGGTGCGCCTCAACTGCATCGGCATCGCTACCAGTCAGATCAGTCAGGACGGCGACGATATGCGCTTCCCTGCCCTACCAATGCTCAAGGATAGTAAGACCGGCAAGCAGGGAGCATGTGACTTCCAGCTTATGATCGGCTCGATCAGCGACCCGGCGTTTGTACACAGCCGCTTCCTGTCCCTTCCCAAGAACAAGCTCATGCGCCCAGACGGTAAGAAAGACCCGAAGGCCGAAGTCAATTTCGATCCCGTACGAGCAAGGTACGAGGACGCACAGATGGAACTCACTCCATGACAAAGTGGTCCGAACTCTCTGCTGAGAAGCGAGAGGAATACAACGCGGCCAAGCGCAAGGCGCGGGCTGCGCGGAAGAAGATCGGATGGCTCAAGCCTGAGCAGTCCGACAAGAAACGCGCTGACGCCGATCCTCGTCCGATTGCGGGCGGTTCTATCCCCGATCCCTCGGAGAAGCGGCCAAGGCTTCCCGGTAAGCGGTTCATCCTCACCAGCGCACAGAACAACACCACGCTACACGAGGACTTCTGGAATGCGCTACAGACTTTTGCAGCAGAGCGAGGTGCTACGCTGCTGGTCAGCCGTTATACCTATAACAAGAACGCATGGCGCAGTGCTAGCGCTCACGACGAAGGCGTCAATGCCACGGAGGACAGTGACAGCATCTGGTATGATCCTCGGATTACGCCATACCTGTGTGACAGACAGGTCAAACTTGCAGACGACTTGGTATTCTGCGGTGAGTTGGATATCCTCCCCACCGCTGCAACGCCCCTCGAAAGCCTACGTTCCTACACCGGTCAAAATTCCGGTATTGTGCCTCATGCAAAGGTACACATGGTTAGCCAAGCAACAATGCTGGACGACCCTGCCAAGCTCATGTACAGCACCGGAACTGTTACCCTGCGAAACTACATTGACCGCAAAGCAGGACAGGTGGCAACTTTCCACCATATGTTTGCTGCACTCTATGTGGAGGTAGACGAGGACGGTGACTGGTTCGCACGGCAGCTAATTGCCGATGACAACGGCGTGTTCTACGACCTAGACACGGCGTACGGCCCAGGCTGGTCCAAACCGGCAACCGACTTCGGAGATACAGTCGTCACCCTTGGCGACATCCACGTCGAGAAGGTTGACGCAGTTGCACTATCTGGTGCAATCGAGATGACGCAGTTCGTGAGGGCTAGGCATGCTACGGTGCATGACCTTGAGGACTTCACGCACAGAAATCACCACAACATCAACGACCCGTACTTCCTAGTCGAGCAGCACTTCCAAGGTGTCAAGTCGGTGGAAGCGGGCATGGCTATGGGCGCTCGTCTCTTGGCCGGTCTGCATAGAGCACTGCCTGATACGCAGTTGATCGTCATCAGATCGAACCACGATCAAGCATTCGAGCGGTGGCTCAAGAATAGTACAGCCTTCTCTGATCCGGCCAACGCTCCATACTGGTGCACGGCTAACGCAGCGAAGCTCAACGCTATTCGCCACGGCAAGGAACTGGATGTCTTCGTATGGGCCATGCACTACGCTGCTGCCTACGAAGGCTTCCCGCTGACGAACGTACGCTTTGTACAAGAGGACGAAAGCGTTGTCATTAACGACATCGAACACGGGATGCATGGGCATCGTGGACCGAACGGGGCGAAGGGCAATCCAAAGTCGTTCCGGCAGATGGGTCGAAAGGTCAATACTGCTCACACTCACAGTGCTGGCATCATTGATGGGGTCTGGACAGCCGGAACTCTCAGCCTACTACGCCTTGGCTACAATGCAGGCCCAAGCTCGTGGTCTCATTCCAGCATTATCACGTATCCGTCGGGCAAACGAGCGATCGTTACGCAACGTGGTGCGAAATGGAGGGCAATAGCATGAACGATCAGACACAGAAGAAGGACGGCGGCAAGTCCGATCCACTGATGGTGGAAGAGGATTTGGTACTGGCTCTTGAGGCAGTCAACCGCGTACTGGACTACGGTAAGGCCAAGTATGGTTCGCGAGGCGGCTGGAAGGCCGTGGACATTGGGCGGTACAGGTCAGCACAAGCCCGTCATCGCCGCGAGGTTATGAAGGAAGGCGAGTACAGCACCGACGAAGAGAGCGGCCTGCTGCATCTTGCACACGAGGCATGCAACGCCTTGTTCGTCCTACAGACTGCACTGTCTAGGGTAACTCCCCGTAGACGCGAGCAGTATAACACATTCAATCAACCGGAGCCTATCAATGGGAAAAATACGGGTAGCTGATGGCACCCTTGTTGACCCGTACGCACCAACCGCTGCTGATGTCAAGCTGGACGTGTTCGCACACAGCTTGGCACAGTTGGCTCGGTTTACGGGACACGCAAAGTTCCCGTTCAGCGTCGGTCAACATACGATCAACCTATGCGACACAATGGGTCGCATATTCACCAACCGACAGACTACCACCCGCTACCATGTCAAACGGGCTGCGTTGTCCCACGACATGAGCGAAGTATGGTTCAACGACCTATCTTCACCGGTCAAGAAGGAGAACCCAGACTACCGGGAAGCGGAGCATCAGGCCGGTCTGTTCATTGCACATGTGCTCAAGGTTCCAACCGATGCACTGATGCTGCTCGACCCGTACGACAAGCGTATGTACAAGAACGAGCGCACGGCGTTGTTCCCGGTCATCGACGGGGAAGGTATGGGCGACAACTACATACCTATCGGTGACCATTACATCGGCAGTCATGCGTTCATCGAAATGAACTGGCGCAGTGTGCGGGCCTCTCTTTGGTCGCACTACGAATACTACTTTCCGGAACATACGGACTTTGTACCGTTCTGGCGGCGCAAGGAGTTCATCCTTGGGTAACGCGACAATCGAACTTGCGAGGACGGAGTACCGTCCAGACAAGATGGAATATCCAGCGGCTGTGTCGCTGAAACTGGACGGCGTACCCGGTGTGTTCATCGGGAACAGGATGCCACAGACGCGGCAAGGAACGGACATCAGGTCAGTGGCGCATATCCAGAACTGGATTGTGCAGAACCTGCCGCCAGCCGTAGGCATCGTTGGAGAGCTTTATGATCCAGTGCTCAAGTTCAAGATCATCAGCGGCCAAGTCCGCGATACCAAACAGCAACACAGCAATCTCGTGCTGCATGCGTTCGACCTGTTCGTGCCGGATAATCCTACTGCGAAGTGGGGCCAGCGCACCGAAGCACTGCGCCTCATCCTTGAGGACGTGGCCGGTAAGCTCGGAAAGCATCCGAATGATCTACCGGTTGTCCGCATCCCTCAAATCATAGTTCAGAACGAGCAGGAAGCACGGGACGCACACGACGCCATCATGGCAGCGAACCCGGATGCAGAAGGCACGATCTTGACGAGCTTGTCTAAAGTCTGGTCGCCCAATGACCGGCTATGGACGACGCAGAAGTGCAAGCCGGAACCTACCATCGACGTGGAAATCATCGGCTTCCAAGAGGCTGTAGACGAGGACGGCGTAGGGCTTGGGCGTGTAGGTCGATTGATCGCCACGCTCAACCGTATCGGCAAGGACGGTAAGCAGACGTACGCACAGATCGGGATCGGTCCTGGCAGGCTTACGCACAAGGAAGCCAAGCAGTTATGGCTTGACTACAAGGCAGGCAAATACGTTCGGCGCATTGCCGAGGTGAAGTACATGAAGGACGACAGTTATGACGCACTCCGCCAACCCACCTTCCAGCGGTGGCGGGACGACAAGTCAGAAGCAGACGTTCTCGACGCGGCTTAGGCTTGAGTGGGAAGTCCTGATCGATGGTCAGTGGCTTCCCTACGACATGCAACCGGGAGACAGGACAGTATGGAGGCACTCGCCATCGGCGGTTCCTGTGCGGTACTTGGACTTGGAATAGCCTACGTCCGCTTCCTACTAGACACCTATCATCTCATAAAGGAGAACTGATATGAAGGTCGATACGATCGACATCATCATGACGCTTGGCGTTCCGTACCTGATCGGAGGTTCCTATGTGGTATCCCCGGTGCACGCTAACGACCTGGATATCTGCGTACACGAGTACAACTACGACGATAAGTTCAGGGATCGTCTGTATGCCAAAGGCTTCTTTGCGCTGAGCCAAGGAGACGAGAAGTACGACGAGATAGATCATATGCGGATCATCGACATCTACGAGGGCGTCGTCAAAGGCGAAAAGTGGAACATCATCGTTGTCGGTGCTGTGTTCTGGCCTGCGTATGTCGGCGCAGTCAATACAATGACCAGCGACCCGCACCTGTACATGCAGCGCGATCAAAGGGTTGCACTGCATCGTGCTCTGTCGAGAGAGGTCGCCGCGATAGCAAGGGTGGAGCTACCAGAAGGAGCCGCCTGATGTACATGATCTTCGACCTTGAGACAACCATCCACGAACGGTACAAGCGTAAGGCCAATCCTTGGTACGAGGAAAACTGGATCGTCGCGCACGGATGGAAGTTCGAGGGCGACAAGTACTGTAGTTGGAAATACTACAACGAGAAGCAACGCGAGGGCCGCTGGATTGTCATCCCAGACAATGTAACGGTCATCGTAGGACACAACATCAAGTTCGACCTGACCTGGGAAATGGTCATGGGCAACCCGTACTTGAAAGCATTCCTAAAGCGTGGGGGTAAGATATGGTGCACCCAATACGCTGAGTACCTACTAGGCGCGCAAGTACAGGAAGTGCAGATGAATGCACTGACCGACGTTGCACCGAAGTACGGAGGCACCAAGAAGATAGATGCTGTCAAAGCCATGTGGGATGAGGGCATCAATACACCGGACATACCGGAAGACTTGCTCATTGACTACTTGGTTGGCACTGAGGAAGAAGGACGGAACGCTGGTGACATTGGTAATACTGAGCTTATATACCTTGGCCAACGTGCTGAGGTTGTCAAGCAAGGCATGCTTAAGATGGTTGAAGACCGTATGGACGGTCTGCTGGCAACAACCGAAATGGAATTCCGTGGCCTCAAGGTCGATGTACAAGAGGCTGGACGCCGGTTGGCTGTACTGTCTGCCGACCTTGCAAAAGCAGAGGCCGAACTACTCACCTACATCCCGGTCGATCTACCATTCGAGTTCAACTGGAACAGCCCGATACACTCGTCTGCCCTGATCTTCGGAGGTACTGCCAAGTATGAGAAACCAGCGAACTATATCGATGAGAAGACAGGCGAACTCGCTCGCCTCAAAGCATCAGAAGTCAGGGCACTATTTACAGCGAACGGGAACACGATCCCAGTGGCGTTTGCTGCGTGTCACGGATACGACGAAGTGCGGATGCTCTACTACCTCGATACTCCTGTTGGACGGCTATGGCAGGACACGTTTGGCGGTGGTGCGAAGAAGGGAACCGGCAAGACACGTAAAGTCGATGTGCCCGGAGAACTCAAGACCCGCATTACTGAGTTCACCTATACGTTCCCCGGCCATACCAAGGCTCGTGAAGAGTGGGCTACGAGCCGCAATGACGCTCTAGGCGCGCCGGTCTACTCGACCAGCAGCGAGGTCATGGAGGCGCTTGGTAAGCGCAACGTGCCGTTCACCAAGGCTTTGTCGCATAAGATGAAGCTGGATAAGGAGATCGGCACTTACTACTACAAGGTGGACAAGAAGGGTAAAGCCTCTGGTCTGCTTGTCAGTGTGCAGGTTGAGGATCACATGATCCACCATAACCTGAACCATACCAGCACGGTTACTACCCGACTGTCTTCTTCTGGTAGCGGCGGGAACCTACAGAACTTGCCGCGTAAGGACGAGGACGACAAGACCGGGGAACAGAAATCCCAGGTCAAGAAGATGTTCGTTAGCCGGTTCACGGAAGCATATTGCCTAGCTCATGGCCTACCGTGGCGGGGCGCTGGCACCGGTCGCAAGGTCGAGGCCGACTACAGCCAGCTTGAAGTTGTGGTGCAGGGCGTCCTGTCCAAAGACCCGCAGCTTTGCGAGGACTTGCGGCAGAAGATCGACTTCCATTGCAAGCGCGTCTCAGCCAAGCACGGTATTAGCTACGCCGATGCAGTCCAGTGGTGCAAGAAGGGCGTCTCGATGCCTGCCTTGGAAGCCAAGGGATTGACCGGCAAGGTGGAGCGTACGAAGTGCAAAATCTTCTCGTTCCAACGGGCGTACGGCGCTGGCGCTGAGACCATCGCAGAAGAAACCGGAATGGCTGTTGATGAAGTCAAGGAGCTTATGCGCCTTGAGGATGAGATGTATCCCGGCGTTGTGTACTTCAATCAGGAAGTCAGCGCCGCATGCAGTCAGTCCGCACGACCATTCAATGCTGTTAAGGAAGACGGATCATGGGGAACGTTCAGACGTGGTTACTGGCGTGCACCTACTGGCACGTTGTACTCTTGGCGCACATACGAAGCGCAGGGTTGGCAGAAGAAGCGCGGTATCAGCGACAGCTTCAATCCACCAGAGCAGAAGAACTATCCAACTCAGGGTACAGGCGGCGAGTTCGTTCAAGCAATCCTCGGCTTGCTGGTACGCCACTTCATTGCCACGGACTTCTACGGCGGTAAAGCGTTCCTAGTGAACACTGTGCACGACTGCGTATGGGTTGATTGCCACAGCGATGTTCTCGATCAGGTCTGCGCTGACATCAAACGTATCATGGAGAGCATACCGGACTACTACAACGAGCGGTACGACATGGGCATTACGGTGCCCTTCCCGGTCGAGGTGGAGCAAGGGCTTAACATGAACGACCTGTCGCATTGGCACCCTGCCAACGACAACGAGCATGGTCAGGCGGTGGCGGCTTAGGCCGTCGCTTCCGGACCCTTTTAGGATGGGAGATATATAGTATATCAGTATAAGCTAGTATTAACTGGTATATAATACAGTACACTATCCTGTATATTAACTAGGGCATCAATAGGTATTGCACCCGAACAGCCCGCAACGAAGGAAGACTAGTATGACGCAGCAAGACATGAGCCTTGACGATATGATGGAACTGGATGGTCTTGAGGACCAGACCCAGGAAGTCAGTCATGGCGACTTTGACAATCGTCCCGAAGAAGGTGTGACCGTTGGTCGCCTCATCTCGTACATCGAGATTGGTAAGCATGATGGTGGTTCCTACCAGGGCAAGAAGAAGCCCGACGCCGATAAGGTGCGACTGGAATTCGAACTGCTTGGCCCGACCAACATCATCGAATGGGAAGTCGAGGGCGTCAAGAAGGAAGCCGGTCAGGTCGTATCCGTGACCATGAAGAAGAGCCTGTCCGACAAGGCTGGTTTCAAGAAGCTGTTCAAGAAGATGCAGTACGGTCGTGAAGACAAGTCGCACATCTTGAAGATGCTCGGTGAAGCATTCATCATCACCATCTACTACAACAAGGTGCAGAAGGACGGTAAGGAAGTCACCTACGTCAATCTGCACAAGGACGGCGAATGGGGCATCATGGCACCGTTCCAAGTCGATGCCATTACCAAGCAGAAGAAGTTCTACGACATCCGTCCGCAGACACAGCCGCTTCGCTGGTTCCTCTGGGATCGTCCGCAGCACAGCAATTGGGATGCCCTGTTCATCGACGGTGTACGGGAGAAGAAGACCAAGGATGCTGCTGGCGTCGAGACTGTCGAGAACATCAGCAAGAACTGGTTGCAGGAACTGATCTTGTCGGCCAAGAACTACAACGGTTCGAAGCTGCAACAGCTTCTTGCCGGTGTCGCCAACCTTCCCACCACGGAAGAGCAGGCCGCCGAACAGAAGCAGGAAGCTGCACCGGCTGTTGCACAGGCTCAGGTACAGGAGCAGAAGCCGGTTGAACAGACCGTCGATGCGAACGTAGCTGCCGCCGCTATGGCCGCACAGGCTGACCCGCTCGCTGCACTCGGCTTCAAAGCCGCGTAATCCATCAACCCACTAGCGGAAACTACAAGCCCACTCGGTTATGCCGGGTGGGTTTTCATTTGGAGCAAGAGCAATGAGCGACACGAACGAAAACCCGAACACGTACCTGCCCAAGCCGACTGGACTACGAGTGTCCTACGTCTTCACAGAAGGCGACCGGCTGCACCTGTTCAACGTAGCAGACATCAACCTGTCCGGCGCTTGGCATCGAGTTACTGCCGGAGACGGCAAGCTGTACATCGTCAACCCTGTCAAGGTGAACTACATCATCAACGAGGACGTAGCCTAATGGACCAGTCGTTAGACGATCTGCTGCTTAGCGGCGATCTGGACGGCATGAGCCACGAGGCCGTCTATCCAGAAGTTATTCCCGGACGAACGGTACATATCGATGCTGACTTCGTGGCGTACCACATCAGCTACGAGAAGCCGGACGATCCGAAGACGCTTGACGACATGCAGCACAATGCTGAGGTCATCATCGAACACATGCGGCGTTCGGCAGCAGCCGAGCATGTCCACATGCATCTCACCCCATCAACCAGCGACAAGGGTGGCCGGTACAGCTTCGCCATCCAGAAGCCGTATCAAGGGCAGCGCACAGATGACAAAAAGCCCCGCCTTCTTCACATCATGCGACAGTGGTTGTCTAGCCGGTATCCCGGCACACTTCACGAATTCTGTGAGGCGGATGACGGGATGTCCAGTGCGCAGTACGCCGCCCTCGCCTCTGGACACGGGCATCTATCCATCATCGCCAGCAAGGACAAAGACCTGCGAATGGTCCCAGGATGGCACATGGTCTGGGATACCGGAGAGCTTACGTATATCGATCCTGATCGGCCATTTGGCTGGGTTGAACTTGTTGAGCGTACCAGCGCATCAGGACAGACAACCAAACAGTTGAAGGGCTACGGTCATAAATGGTTCTGGGCACAGATGCTCATTGGAGACCAAGCCGACAACATCCAGGGCTTGCCGAAGATTACCGGCAAATACATGAACTCGATCCAGCCGACAGCACCGATCCTTGAAGCCCGCAGGATACTGGCGGATACCAAGGCAACCGAGAAGCATAAGCACAAGGCGATCAAGGCACTGAACGAGCGCAAGCCCGGTCTCTGCGGACCAGCCACGGCAATCCTTCTGCTCGACCTCGTTAACAGCAACCATGAAGCATTGCTGCTCATCAAGTCGCTGTACGAGAGTTACGGCAATGAAATCGGCTTCACACATCACCAGACCGGCGAACCAGTTCGTTGGGATCGGGTGTTCCTTTCCGAAGCACGTATGCTCTGGATGCGCCGCGAGCGCACAAACCCAGACTGCGTGTTGAACTTCTTACAGGAGGTAGCTCTTGAAGCTCAACAGCCCCACCATCTACGTGCTGCATAAGGTCAACGGTCAGTGGGCGCAGAGTGCGTTCAACTTCGACGGCCTTGTGGATAGGCGACGAGTGAAGCGGGAAATAATCAAGTCGTACCGGCGTGCTGGCGAGGTGGTTGCACCAGCCTACATCGAGGCTTCCATCGAAGCCAGCCTCCGGCGACACAACGCACACTCAAAGAACGTGCTTCTCGGTACTAAGGTACTGGCCTGCATCAACGATGCGGTAGAGGCCCACGAACAGGACGCCAATGCTTACGAGACGACGACTTAAAACCACGGAGGTCTCTGTCGTCAAGAAGCGATTGTTCGATAAGCAGGCAGGCATCTGCCCTCTGTGCAAGACACGGATGGACACACTACCAGATGCCTGTCTCGACCACGATCACGACAGCGGACTGCTCCGCGATGTACTCTGCCGGAATTGCAACGGCATTGAGGGTAAGATCAAGAACTTAGTCACCCGTGCTAGACGCGGGATGGCATACAAGAACTACCTTGGCAATGTTATCCTGTACTGGATACGCCACGAGGAAGACCACACAGGTCTCTACCACCCAACCCACAAATCGGACGACGAGAAGAGGCTCCTGCGGAACAAGCGGGCAAGGGTCAGTCGTGCCAAGAAGAAGGCATCCACCTAGCATACCATGACAATCGAACAACAGTTGGAACTTGAGCGCAAAATGGTTGAGCGCGGCAAGGAACTGTACCGTTTGAGTGTCAAGAACGCGGAAGAAACTGGACGTGGGCACGAGACGACACCTGCTCGGAAGATGATGCAGGAGTTCATCCACCCACTAGCCGCAGCACTTGAGGAATGGGCTAATATTAAGGGGCCTGGCGCAAATGGTTTGTACCGGCCTCTTATCCGCATCTGTGATCCACAGATCGCAATCTACCTCGCGCTGTATAAGCTGTTCGACAGTTTCGCCATTGAGCAATCCCTAACGACTACCGCAGGCCAGATTGGTCGCATGGTCGAGGATGAGCTACGTTTCACGGCATTCAAGGAGAAGTTTAGCAACTACTACGACGAAGTGTTGCAGGACTTCAAACGCAAGGGTACAGAGAACTACCGGCACAAGCATCGGGTATTGACCCATAAAGCTAATGAGTACGAGGACGGCTGGATAGACTGGTCGCCCTCCGAACGTATCGGCGTAGGGATGAAGTTGATTGACATCATCCTAGAGAACACGGACCTCATACGGAAGACCGAGTTCTTCGCCAAGAACAAGACACAGATACGTGTCGAGCCTACCGACAGCGCCCTTGAGTGGATCGAAGATCACCATGAGATGCGCGAGCTTCTGAACCCTGTCCGCATGCCTTGCGTGATCGAACCCGATCCTTGGACCAGCGTGGACCAGGGCGGGTACTATTCGCCAGAGATACGGTCGCTGACCAAGCTGATTAAGTTCGGCAATGGTGGCAAGAAGGAACATGCCCGGCATATCAACCGGCACAATGCGCGGCTGTTTGACAAGCCTATCAAGGCCGTCAACCACATGCAGAAGACGCCGTGGGCAGTCAATACCGTAGTGCTGGACATAGCCCGTGAAGCATGGGCCAGGAACCTAGCCATCGGCATGCCGCACAAGGACAAGCTGGAACCGCCAACCTCGCCTGTCAAGGACATCCCCAAGGACGAAATGACAGACGAACAGATGGCAATGTTCGAGGATTGGAAACATGAAGCATCCAGCGTCTACACGCAAGAGAAGGAACGCATTGCAAAGTCTTTCCAGACTACCAGGATACTTAGACTTGCTGGCGAGTACCGCGACCTTCCATCGTTCTGGTACGTTTGGTACATGGACTTTCGGGGTCGTATGTATACCGCAACTAATGGCTTCTCTCCACAGGGGCCTGACATGGCCAAAGGGCTATTAAGGTTCGCTAGTGGCAAGCCTCTAGGTGCGAACGGTCTGTACTGGCTGATGGTCAACATAGCCAACCGGTTTGGCTACGACAAGGAAGATTACGACACCCGCGTACAGTGGGTGCGTGACAGACACCTGAACTGGATGGCTGTCGCCCAAGACCCGCTTTCGAACCGGGAACATTGGGCCGGGGCGGATAAGCCTTGGCAGATGCTGGCGACCGTTCTGGAATACGCTGCTGCCCACGAGATGGCCTCTCTGGGCTTCCCGATTGAAGAGTACGTGTCTCACATCCCGATTGGGCTCGACGGCTCCTGTAACGGCCTACAGAACTTTTCGGCCATGCTCCGCGATCCGGTCGGCGGGGCTGCTACGAACCTAGTACCACAAAGCAAACCAGCGGACATCTACACGGCTGTAGGAACAGTTTGTGCTGGCAAGCTACGCAGGCTCAAGTTGGAAGACTTGATCGAGGACGAGCACAAGGTTGCTCTCATGCAGTGGTACAAGTTCATGGACTTCCACGGTAAGGGCGGACTGCCGCGCAAGATACCTAAACGACCCGTGATGACCCTACCCTATGGGGCAACACGACAATCCTGCACGAAGTACATCTACGAGGGCATCGTGTCCATCGAAGGTACGGACAAGGATAAGTTCGTTATCAAGGTCGGGCGGTTCAAGGCTAGCACGTTCCTTACGCCTTACCTTTGGGCATCCATTGGCGAGGTAGTGGTTGCTGCACGACAGGCTATGGACTGGCTACAGAAATGCGCTGGCATAGTGGCTAAGGAAGGCCCGCTGTACTGGTTCACGCCAGACGGCTTTCCGGTCTACCAAGCGATATACAAGACGGAAGACATCCGAGTACGCACGCAGCTTGCAGGCGATTTGAGACTAAAGATCAGTCAGTACACAGACGAGATTGACCCACGGGGTATGCGCTCATCAGTGTCACCGAACTTTGTCCACAGTATGGACGCCGCGCATTTGCGCGAGACCGTACGCCGCTGCGAAGAACTCGGCATTACAGACATTGCTTGTATCCACGATGACTACGGCACATACGCCTGCGACACAGATGCACTGCATAGCATCATCCGTGAAGCGTTCATCCACCTGTACTCGACGCACGACCCGCTACAAGAGTTCAGTGACCAGCAGACAGAACTTGGACACGTCATGCCAGAGATGCCTACCAAGGGCGATCTGGATATCGAACAAGTCCGACACTCCAAATACTTCTTTGGCTGAGAGCTTCCGGACCCTTTTAGGATAAACACCTTGAAAGGGTTCGGCCATCAGCAAGTATGATGACTTGTCGGACGAGGATAAACTCGAACTTGCCATATCATTTGTAGCTACCGGTGCGGCTCTGCCAGCGCCGATAGTTGCGTTTCTGCACGAGCAGCAGCTTTACGAAGTGATATGCTTTCCTACGAGGACGCCATGTCAGGCATCAACACAGGCTCCCTGCGCCTAGTAAGTCAGGAAATGATCGAGGCATTGGAACTGGCATTCCCAGGACCGACCATCGACCACAGCACACCGGTAGACAAGATCAGATGGGATGCAGCACAGAAAGCTGTAGTCGATTGGATCAAGCACAAGGCCGGTGCGAAACAGACAGTAGGCAACCCGTCAAACGAGCCGGGTCGTCCAATGCCGACAGGAGCTATTGTTAGGATCGGTCAATGATCCGAGACATTAGCTTGTACGATGTCGGACCCATCTGCGAACTACTAGTTGACCTCGGTAACGAGAGCCCTGCCTACGCCTATGTGGAAAAGGATTGGGATTACGTACCGCCACGCCTACGCGAAATGATCTGCCTTCCCGGCTTCATCGGAGTTATCGATGATGACTACAAGGGCTTCATGTTCGGTTCGGTTGAGGCGCATTGGTACAGTTCGCGTATCGACGCATTCGAACAACTGCTCTACGTAGGTGCGCCATACCGTGGCACCATGTTAGCCGCGCGCCTCATCAAAGCTTTCGAGCAGCGAGCAAAGGCCGCTGGCGCAAAGAACATCTACGCGGGCGCAACCACCGACATGCAGGAAGAACGAACCATCAGGCTCTATGAGCGCCTTGGTTATCGTACGACCATGCCTGCCGTTAGAAAGGAATTGTAGTGGGCATTGAAACACTACTGTTAGGCGGCTTAGCTGCTGCCTCAGTAGCCTCCACATTGTTCCAAGAGCAACCCGCCGCACCACCCAAAGCCGCAGTACCAGCCGTAGCAGCAGACGCTGCCCGAACCGCTGGCGCTACCGTTCGTGTCGGTGTGAACGACGAGGACAAGGACAAGGCAGACCAAGAGTATGCCAAGCCCTTTGTTGAACAACGCAAACAGGCAAAGACCATCACAGGTCTAGGCCGTGGAGGCTTAGCAATCTAATGTGCTTTAACAAGCAGAAGACAACGCCAGCGGCAGTATTGCCTGCTGCCGCTACACCGGTTGCACAGCCGGTATCATCCAGCGCCAATGTACGCTCAGCGGTCAAAGACCCGAAGCGCGACAGCAACGCCGACCTTCGATCAGACGTTACACAAGACACTCCTGTCACGACCGTACCAACGGACAATGCAGGCGATGTGTCGCTTGGTGCCAAGAAGAAGCGTAAGGGCGTCGTCGGTCTCGACCTGTAAGGAGCTACCATGAGCACATCCAGTGCGCCAAGGGGTAGCATACGACATAGATGGGAAACACTGCATCACTGTAAGGGCGACTTGCTCCAACGGTCCGAACAGTATTCCGCATGGACATTGCCCAATGTCTTTCCCGAAGAGAACTTCGGCAAGAGCATAGAACTAATGCAGTCTAACGACAGCGTTGGTGCTCGTGGTCTTAACAGCATGGCTAACAAAGTTGTTACGACCCTATTCCGTATGCAAGGTACATTCTTCCGGCTACACTTGGATGAGACACAGCGAGAACAACTCGAAGCTCTCAGCAAGGACAGCAAGAAGGCAGACGTAGGTCAAGCTCTTAGCAAGATCGACCAAGTATTCAACAGCGCCGAGCGCAAGGCAATGGATCGCCTTGCGATGGTACAGTTCCGCGACAAGGCAGTAGACATTGCCAAGTTGCTGCTAATCACTGGCAACGCACTACAGTACATCCCAGAAGGCGGCGGACCTACTCAGGTCTACTCGCTTCGTGACTACTCGATAGTGCGCGATGTGGCCGGTACAGTCATCGAGATTGTAACCCGCGATAGCAAAGCATTCGAGACGTTCTCGGATGACGTCAAGGCCCAACTCCGCTTCACCAAGCAGTATTCCAGAGATGGCTACGAGGATCGAACTCCCGTTGTCATCTATACGCGTATCCGCCTTGAAGACGATGGCAAGTACCACGTCACGCAGGCTGCGGACCTCGTAGACCTGGACCTTGGCGATCAGCCGGTGTCCTACCCCAAGAAGCTGCTTCCGTGGCTTCCGCTTACGTGGAACCTTGCCAGAGGCGAGGACTACGGGCGTGGTCTTGTAGAAGACTACAGCGGGGCTTTCCACAGCATTGAAGTCCTCACGCAAAGCCTGATTAACATGGCTGGCGTCATGGGCGACATTAAGTACCTCGTCAACCCGGCTTCCATGCTGGACGTTGAGTTACTGAACAGATCGCCTAGTGGCTCGTACCACTCAGGTAAGGAAGGTGACATCACGTCGCCTCAGCTTGATAAGCAGCGGGATGCACAGTTCATCCTGTCTATGATCGACCGCTTCACGCAACAGATCAGTCAAGCGTTCATGCTGAACAGCGGCATGGTGCGGGACGCAGAGCGCGTTACCGCCGAAGAAATCCGTATGATCGCACAGGAACTTGAGAACGCCCACGGTGGCGTCTACTCACGTCTGGCGCACCAGTGGCAGCAGCCGCTGGCATACATCCTCCTTGATACTATCGGCTTCGATGGTGCTCGTTGGGGAGTAGAGCCACGGATCGTTACTGGCATGGACAACCTGTCCCGTGCTGGCGAAATGGACAACGTGCGTCTCTGGATTGCCGACCTAGCCGGACTGGAAGCAGTACCGGAAGACATTCGCGGGGTTATCAACCCACTCAAGTTCGCAGAGTTCTGCGGTCTCAACAGACAGGTCGATTGGGCCAAGCTCTGCTACACGGACCAAGAACTACAGGCCAAGCAACAGCAGCAGATGCAGCAGCAACAGCAGCTAATGAATGCACAGGCCGGTGCGAACATCCAACAGAAGGCAGGTGAAGCTGCCGTGACACAGGAATAATACAGCATGGCTGGTGAAGACAACAACTCTCAAGGCGCAGGTCTTGAGAACCTTTCTGATGGGCAGACTTCTGGTAAAGGCGCTCCGCCCAAGCCGGTAGTACAAAACGCACCCATCCCCAAGAACGACAACGGTTCCGGCGACGGCGTTGTGCCGAAGGAAGACGAGGCGGCTAAGAAAGCTGCCGCTGACAAGGCTAAGGAAGCCGAGGAAGCTGCCAAGAAGGACGACGAGGAAGACGAACTACCGGCAGTTACCGAGTACGCAACCTGGGAAGACCCGTCTGCACAAGCAGCCGTGGAACTGCTCAAGGAAGCTGGAGTAACCCCGGCAGAAGCTGCTGGCATCTTCGACGAGGCTGTCAAGGCTAACGACCCGCGTCTTATCGACGTCAAGAAACTGGAAGCCAAGGTAGGCAAGGCTAAGGCCCTGCTCATCATGAACGGCGTACAGGAATACCATCGCCGTACGACCACTGAGAACGACGCAACCGTACAGACGGTCAAGAAGGTCTTCGGTGGCGATCAGGGATGGGATACCGTCAAGACCTGGGCGCAGACCCGCGAGAAGACCGATCCAGCCTTCAAGAAGGAACTGGATGGCATCCGCGAGGACTTGAACAAGGGCGGACGTGCAGCCACGGCAGCAGCCAAGGACTTGCTCGCGCTCTACAACGGTTCGCCCGATACCAAGGGACTAGGCACAGCGGCAAAGACGCTCGTCAAGGGCGATGGTGCGCCGCAGCCCGTAGGCGGTCCGCTCACAAGAGCCGCATACAACGTCGAGCTTAAGAAGGCGTACGGCGACAATGCGTCCAAGTCCGTAATCGATCAACTCAACGCCCGCCGTCAGGCTGGTATGGCTGCTGGTATCTAACGCTAGCGATCCCGCTTCTGGACCCTTTTAGGAATAAAGAAGCGGGATTTCCCCGCGTGGATAGCCCGCAACAGAAGGAATACACACTATGGCAGGAGAACTTCCTACCGATAGCTCGCATCTCAGCGACGTGTCCGTCGATCTGCTTCTTGAGCAGTACGGCGGTGAGGTTGAGAGCCAGTTCAAGAAGACTTCGATCATGCGCCAGTACGCGCGCATTCGTCCGGTACTTGGTACGGACACGATCACCAATAACCGCGTAGGTCGTACGCAGCTACAGGCACTGACGCCCGGCGTTCGTCCTGATGGCACGGCCACTCCGTTCGGCAAGGTCTCGCTGACGGTTGATACCATCATCCTCGCCCGCGACAACCGTTCGCTGCTCAATGAATTGCAGTCGCACTTCAATGCTCGCATGGAACTCGCGCAGGATCATGGCAAGGAAATCTCGTACTTCTTTGACGAGGCTTTCATCATCATGGGCATCAAGGGCGCTGGTATGGCTGCCCCGACCGATACGATCAACAGCCTCGGCCAGAACTCGATTGGTGCAGGCCGGACCAAGACGCTCGCCGCCGCTGGTGACGAACTCGACCCGGACAAGCTGTACCGTGCAATCGCCGACATCATCGTCCTGATGGAAGAAGACGAAATCCCGGTTGAAGAACTGGTAGTCTTCGTTCGTCCGACCGAATTCGACGTACTGCTCGACAACGACAAGCTCATCCGCTCGGAGTTCAGCGCCGACAACGGCGACTTTGCCAAGGGCCTGATCTGGTCGATCAAGGGCGCGCGTATCGTCAAGACCGCTCGTATCCCCAAGAACGCCATCACCGGCCACAAGTTGTCCAATGCCCGTAACGGCAATGCGTACGACATCTCCGCAGCAGAAGCCAAGTGCGCCGCTGTCATCCTGCACCCGAAGTCCCTGCTCGCAGGCGAGACTGTGCCGCTGACCTCGGACGTCTGGTTCAACCGCGAAGAGAAGCAGTGGTTCATCGATAGCTTCCTGTCGTTCGGCGTCACCGTCAACCGTCCTGACGTTTGCGGTCGCGTCCTCAAGTTCTAAGCTTCACCAGCCGTGAACTAGCCCTCAGTCCCATTCGTGGGGTTGGGGGCTTTTTTCGTTAGGAGTACAGGATGCCAACACGAGCACAGATTATCAATCACATGCTCCGAACGCTTGGAGAGGGTGGCGTATCATACGACCAGTCTCTGCATCCCACCGTACAGCTTTGCAATAACTGCTTGGACGTAGTGTCCTCGGAAGTGCAGGGCCGTGGCTGGTGGTTCAACAAGGAGTACGCACTCACGCTTGTACCAGATAACCGAGGCGAGGTCGTTGTACCTCCCGAAGCTCTGGACATGATTATCCGTGGCGTCGAGAACATGGGGTCGTCTGACAAGATACGACTAGTCCGTAGGGACAACCGTATCTACGATGCTATCAAACACACGTTCGAACTGAACGCTAGTGTGTCCGTAGACATTACTATGCTGATGTCAATAGACGACATTCCATCCGCTGCACAGACGTACATCCAGCACAAGGCTGCTGAGACTGTCTTCCTCGATGAAGATGGCGACGTACAGAAGTTGCAGAAGCTAGAGCAGCGCACAGCATTTGCATGGCAAGCCCTACAGGCTGCGCAGCTTAAAACAATCTCAGTCAACGCCCTAGACCGGAATACTGCACAGCAGCTTAACAGCGGCTGGCGTCCCGGTGGACAAGGGCGCAACCCGAACTACATTGGCGGAAGGCTCCGCTAGGAGATACTATGGCGAAAGTTGACGGATCAGTTAAGTCCTTACTACAGGGCGTATCCCAACAGCCGCCGCGCGACCGGCTACCGGGTCAGGCTACTCTTCAAGAGAACATGTCGTCTGACCCGATCACTGGCCTTACTCGCCGCCCTGCGACAGACTTGGTAAACAAGCTGCTGACCAGCGCGGACATTCGCGGCTGGCACGACTTCGATACGAAAGATGGGAACAGATTTATCGCTGCCTTCTACAGCAACACAGTCAAGGTATTCGACCTTAACGGTACAGAAAAGACGGTTACTGTAGACAGCAACGCACAAGCGTACATATCCCTCGCCGGAGAACTACGCTTTAATACTATCGAGAACGACACGTACGTAGTCAATCGCAGCAAGACCGTTTCTATGCTGACGACACAGCGCGTGTACTTCAACAACGAGAACAGGCAGGTATTCATCATCCAAGTATTGGGTGGTCAGTACGGTCGCGTGTACAACGTCAAGATCAATGGCGTGGAGTACGCGAACTTCCAAGTAGCGAATGGCGGCACGGCAACGGACATCGAGCAGACACGCACGAAGTACATTGCCAACCAGTTGTACAGCGACCTGTCTACTGCACTGTCGGCGTCATGGTCCGTCACACTCAAGGACGACATCATCGTACTGTACGCCAACAGCACGGCGGATTACACGGTAACGGTGAACGATGACTATGGTAATACGAACATCAAGGCTTGCGGCGTAACTGTCGCACGTACCGAAGACCTGCCGCGCATGGCACCACACAACTACGTGGTTCGCGTGGCTGAGAAGACAGACCCGGAAACCGATCTTTGGTTCCGGTTCATTGTCGAGGGCTTTGAGGACGACTGGACTACTACTAACAGCATGACGCGCTTCGGACAGGAGGGCTACTGGCAGGAGACGGTTGCGCCGCTCACGGACATCTCGCTCGATCCTGCCTCAATGCCGCACATACTGGAATACAATGCAGGCACTGGCGCGTTCCACTTCATGCGCAATGTATGGAAGGATCGTGCCGTTGGTACGACTACCAGTAACCCAGACCCTTCGTTCATAGGAGCGCGTATCACAGATGTTGCAACCTTCCAAGGACGGCTGGTACTCACCAGCGGGCCTAATGTCATCATGTCTAGGACAGACCGCGAGGACGACTTCTGGTTTGGTTCCGCAGCCGAGCAGGCGGAGAGCGATCCTATCGATGTGCGGTCTAAGGTGGAAGCGTCTACTATGCAGGCCATCATTCAGCACAACCGCGACCTAGTGATCTTCTCTAACAAGGGGCAGTTCATTGTCTACGGGCGAACCAAGATCACGCCCGCTAACGCAGCCCTTGTGCTGTCGTCGGCATTCGAGGCAGAGCTTCGCGCTAAGCCGGTGGCGGCGGGTCGTAACGTGTTCTTCGCCACCAACTTTGGTTCCTATACGGGTATCAGAGAGTTCTATGTAGAGAGCGGTACGGACATCAACGACAGCCGCGCTATCACGCAGCACGTCAAGAAATACATCGAGGGACGCGTTACCAAGCTTATCTCTAGTTCAAACTACGATACGCTGCTCGTCCAGACGGATGCAGACGCTGGCGTTGTGTACTGGTATCAGTACATCTGGAACGAGAATGAGAAAGTACAGTCGTCTTGGTCGAAGCTAATATTCACCGATCCTGTAGTGTACATGTTCTTCGATGAGGAAACAGTGTACTTCATTACCAAGAACGGTAGCGACTACTACCTTACGCGCATGAGCCTAGACGTGCAAGCATCGCTTGACGTTGGATACCATGTCCACCTCGACAACCGCTTCGACGTGTTCGAAGTGAGCACAGGTTTTGTGCTTCCGTACCAATACCTCAAGGATACGAACCTTGTTGCAGTACAGGCTACAGCCTGCCCGACACCGGGCTTGACTGTGCCTATCAGCAGCATCGTCAACGTGCCTGGAACTGGTTGGGTGGCAACGCTTGGCGCGGATATGTTCGGCGGCGACATCGTGGTTGGCTCGCCGTTTACCAGCAAGTACGTCCCGACAATGCCTCAGGTCAAAGACCAGGATGGCGTGAAGGTCGGTACTGGCAATCTTGTCATCAGCAAGTTCAAGATCGCGCTCAGCAAGACTGGCGAGATTATTGGACAGTTGCTCAGCAAGTTCGGTAACGGGCCGGAGATACGGTTCAACGGGCGCATCGTTGGTAACATCAATAACGTGGTCGGTGAGCAGCCGCTTAGCGACGACACATTCACACTGCCTTTCGGTCAGAAGGCGGACCTAGCGGAGATACAATTGTCTACGTCTAGCCACCTCCCCATGACCCTGCTCGATATCGAGTGGGAAGGACAGTACACGAAGCGCGGTAAGCGCATCAGCACAAACACGCAGTCAGGAGGCTAGCATGTGGCTTGAAGCTGGCCTAAAGGCCGCCGAAGGTATCACCGGCTTTATCACGCAGTCAAGAGATGCTGCGTACAGGAAGAAGCTACAGAAGTACAACAATGCCATGACACAACTGGCAAACGGTGTGAACCAAAACGCGATCACCACTAACCAGAACATGGCAATCGAGCGCAGCCTAACGGAGCAGTTCCAGATCAGCAGATCGGAATATACTACGATTGGTGCAGCCGAGGTTTCTGCGGCAGCATCCGACACGGCAGGGCGTTCTGTAAACCAGACGCTCTACCAAGTCCACCGATCAGCAGACGAGGCGGAAAGCAATCGCCAGTCTGATCTAGCAGCACAGCTTGACGGTTTCGCACAACAGCGCGTCAACTCAGCCCTACAGACAGCACAGCAGATCGACTACAGCTTCATCCCGAAGCCCAACCCGGTCACGGCTATGCTAGGTCTTGGCACGGAGTTGTACAAGCTACAGAAGCGTGGCAACCCAAGCACAATACCCGGATAAGGAGCGCACATGGCGCAGCAAGTAGAAGGCCGTCGCGACATCGTACAAGACCCGTTGCGACAGCAAGCTCAGCAGCCGCAAGCAGAACGCTCTGTACAGACCACAGGTATCAGAGGTCCGTCCATGCCTAGCATGGCGGGCCTCGGCCAAGGTCAGTCGGAACTAGACGCGGCGATGGGCGGACTGCATGACGTGCTCGGTCAGATGTTTGACGAGCAGAAGGACACATGGATTACTGAGGGCAAGACTGCCTACATGTCCGGTGTTACCGAACAGGAACTCATGAAGAATGGGAACCGCTACACACAGATGGGCTATCAGCAACTGAAAGCCCGCAACGATGTGAACCAGTTTTATCTACAGGAACAGTCGGACTTGGCCTCAGCGTCGAGCACGATGGACCCTGCCGCATACCAGTCTTATCTGTCGGAGAAGCGTAAGACCTTCCTCGACGGTATCCAAGACCCGTACGCTAAGAAGGTTGCGGTAGCTGCATTCGAACAGGTCAATCCAGACCTAGCCGCTAAGCAGTTCACACAGAACAACGCATACAACCTTGACCAGCGTGACAGCGAAGTCATGGAGTTCCTAGACACAGGGAGCATTGCCAGCCCAACCGCAGGCCGTGTCATCCCTGGCGAGACTAGCCTCAAGATAAGCCCAACCGCTGTAGAGCCGGTCATGTCCCTAGTCGGGCAGGATCGAGACCTCGGCATCAAGACGCTGATCGGTGAAGCTGGCAATCAGGGCGAGTTCGGTATGGCTGCGGTGGCTCACGTCATGCGCAACCGTGCTACGGACAGCCGGTTCCCAGATAGCATCGCTGGCGTTGTCAAGCAGCCGAACCAGTTCTCAGTCTGGAACAAGGGTAAGGAAGGCCGGTCAGCCCAACTGTCTGCCCTCGGTCCCGGCAACCCGCTGTACGACAAGGCGGCAAAGGTATTCGATGCTGTCATGTCCGGTCGCCACGTCGATCCTACGGGCGGCGCGCTGAACTACCACAGCCCCGCTGGAATGACCGCGTACGCGGCGCAGGGTGTCAAGGTGAGCAAGTCCACGCTCGCCCGAACTCAGGCAGCAGAGACAGACGGTCAATCCGTGCGTATCGGCGGGCATGTCTTCTACGGCAAGACCAATGGCGTAGGCCGTGTGGTTCGCGAGCCGCTAGAGCCCGTATCGCAGGGCGACTACGAAGACCCTATGATTTCTGTCGAGCAGCGGGATAACCCGTTCCCCGGCAAGGCCAAGGATGATCTACTGCCGTCTACTGCGGGCACCACTGGTGCACGTATCCTTGACGAGCAGAATGCACAGGCTGCACAGAACGAAGGTGTTGCAGGAGTTAAAGAGGCGGGCG